TCTCGATGTTCGCCTTCGGCGCCTGAGGGGGCGCTTCTTTCGCAGGGTGCGCCTCCGCATACTCCGGAGTCCCCATGATGTACTCCCGCAGACGATCCACGTCTCGATCGAAGGCGACGTACTTCGCAACGATGAAGTCGACGTAAAGACGATCGTTCCGTTCGTAGTATATCTTGGTGTTCGGAATGAGCTCCTCCAAAATCGCCTTGACTACCTCGAAGTCCTTGGTGGACTGCGACGGCGCGGTCACCGGCATCTTGTCGTCCGTATCCGCCGGGTTTTGCAGACGTTTGAACTCGTCGCTGTCGACGATGTGCTCGTACACATCTGCCATTTTTTCTTTTTTGTGTTTCACGTTGGAGAAGTGCGTCTCTAGCTCGTCTTCGGACGGTTCGCGACGAAGATTCTTTTGATACATATCGATGATCAGGAAGTACAGATATTTGTCCTCTTCGGTGATGTCCGGTCGCATGGACTCGTCCTCCGCGCGGAAAGTCTCCATCAACACGCGGTGCGCCGTGCGCGCTCGACAAACTATCCACACGACGATCGCGATCGCCGCGATAAGCGCGATCAGCAATGGCAACATGGTTTATTTTACGCACATATTATAAAATAAAAAACACTCCACCCATTCGACTGTTCAAGTGATAAATTTGGTCGCGATGCCCATAGATTGAATTTCGTGGAAGAGGAGCTTGCTCGCGAAAGGGATGCGAATCTCCGCGAATCGCAGCTTGTTGGGGCACACGGAGCAGTTGTAGATGTTCTGCGTCGCGTTCACGTTCGCGATGTTGCCGCACTTTTTGCACACGAACACACGGTAGTTGTCCGAACATTCGATGAAGCGCTCCTTGAGGAACTGCTGTGTGCCGTGCGCCCAGTTCACCTCCACCTCCATCTCGCCCAAACGAAGGCCGCCGTCTCGAGCGCGTCCCTCCGCCGGTTGACGTGTGAGCAACACGACCGGACCGTTGGAGTTTCGCGAGTGGATTTTATCCTGCACCATGTGCTTCAAACGTTGATAGTACGTCGGACCGATGAAGATGGACGTTTTCATCTGCTCCCCGGTGCGGCTGTTGTACATCACGTCGTTGCCGTGCGGATCCAGGTTGCACTGACGCATGAGCACGTCGGTGATCTGCTCCACAGTCAATGAGGTGAAGGGGGTCGCGTTTCCGGTGCATCCGATGGCGGCGCATGCCTTCCCCATGATCGTCTCGATCAGTTGCGCGATCGTCATACGACTAGGAATCGCGTGAGGATTGATGATGATGTCCGGCACGAGTCCCGAGGCGGTGAAGGGCATGTCCTGCTGATCGTACATCACACCGATGCTCCCCTTTTGAGCGTGGTTGCTACTGAGCTTGTCGCCGATGGTGGGCTCTCGAAAGTTGCGAATCTTGACTTTGCAGAACGAGTACCCGTCCGCGCTCACGTTTCGAAAGTGCTTGTCGTTCGCGCAACACATGTCCACGTAACCGAGCTCGTTGTTCTTCATGGAGACGCTGTTGTCCTTGTGGATGAAGGTCTGATTCACCTTTTGGGGCATGACCTTCCCAATGATCACATCTCCGGGTTTCACGAAGGTGTTCTCGGGGACGAACCCGGTCTCGTCCAGCTTGGAGTAGTTGTTGGGACGGTTGGTCACCCCGTTCCCTCGTCCGTGCGTGGTCGGATCGCAGAACAGCTCCTCCTCCCCGGAGGACAGATTCTTGTTGCACTGCTCCTTGATGGTTCGGTAGTAGGTCGAGGTGAACAGACCTCGCTGCACCGACGAGCGATTCAGGATGATGGAGTCCTCCTGATTGTAGCCCGTGTAGGTGGCGATTGCCACGATCACATTGGTCCCGCAGGGCATGTTGTCCAAATTCAACAGTCGCGACATGTTGGTGCACACCAGCGGCTTCTGCGGATAATTCAGCACGTGCGACATGGTGTCCAGCCGATGCTTGAAGGAGGTGGTGTAGATACCGATCGCCTGCTTCCCCATCGCCGCTTGGTAGGTGTTTCGAGGCGCCTGATTGTGATTCGAGAACGGGATGTTGCTCGCGAGCACGCCCAAGATGAGCGACGGGTGGATCTCCATGTGCGTGTAGCGCGGAGCCAGCGTGGCCTCGATCTGTTTGGTACGCAAACTGCCGTATGTCGGAGCGATGAAGAGTGTGTTCGACTCCTCCACGTCGACGAACTCGATCACCGACTTACGTCCGGACGACCTTTGCGAAAACACGCCCGCCACCAGATGGTTCCAGCCGATTTCCTTGTTCAGAAGCGCCGCGACGTCCGCACGCCTCAAGCGCAGACGATTCTCGGAGTCCACGATGTACAACGGGCGCACGCACCGACCGGCTTCGGTAGAGAGCACGATTCGATTGTTCGTAATGTCCCACGTCACCGAGGTGTAGATGTTGATCACCCCCTCGCGTTTGAGATGAAGCAGCTGCTGATACAGCTCCCGAGGGCGTTCGTGATATCCGGCGATGTTTCCGTTCAAGAAGACCCAAGTGTGGGAGTTGTACGCACGAAGGTCGTCGAGGCCTTTCGGAGGGGTCACGTGGAAGTCCTCCAGGAGGGCGTACAAGGGGCGCGAGTCGCTCGCGGTGGTCACCGTAGCCGTGATGGCCAGATTCTTCACCAATCCGACGCTGCTACCTTCCGGGGTCTCCGACGGACAGATGATGCCCCACTGCGTGTTGTGGAGCTTGCGAGGCTGAATCAGTTTGCCGGACTTCTCCATAGGGGTGTTGATTCGTCGCAGGTGCGAGATCGTCGCGTTGTAGGTCAGTCGATTCAGCACCTGCGCCACCCCCTGCTTGGAGTTGGCGTTTTTGATGCCCCAGTTTCCGGTGGCGAGGCCGTACTTGAGCCCGGACTCGATCGTGGACGGCTTCACCACCTTGTAGATGTTGCTCTTGTTGAGCAAATTCACCAGGTCGTTCGTCACGCGCCAACTGCCGTTGTTCAGCTCCTTGTAGATCATGTTCTTCACGTCCTTCACCACCTTCCCGTAGTACTGTCGAAACAGATTCGCGAGCATGACCCCCGGAGTGTCCACGCGTTTGTTCAAATAACTGTCGCGATCGTCCATGTCGTGGATCCCGATGAAGCACCGGATCAGCTTGTTGACCATGTATCCGAGGTACATCGCCTTGCTTTCGAAACTCGTGCCCACGTGAGGCAGAAAGTCGTTGCGCAAGATGTCCAGGATGATGTTGATTCGCTTGGGTTTGCTCTGCATGACCTCCTTCGGATATCCGCTGATGTTCAGGAACTTGTTCATGTACTCGAGCGCCATCGATCGAGTCAACACCGTGTTCCCGTCCTCGACGCTTCCCTTCAGATGCCGCAGGATGGGATGGTTCTTCGGATCGTCCAAGTCGTACACGCAGTATCGCATGATGTCGCGGTCGGTTTCGACCCCTAGCGCCCGAAAGAGCACCACCAACGGTAGATCCACGCGCATGTGATGGATGCTCGCACGGATGTAGTGTCCGAATTGGGTTTGCTTGGTCGACAGCTTCAAACTCGTCAACTTAGGCGGGCTGAACACGTTGTCCGGCACCGATCGAATCTCCGCGATGTGCGAGAACTGCGAAAGCTTGTTGTCGAGGAACACGTACGTCTTGTTCTCCGCGATACGATCGTGACTGATGATCACTTTCTCGTTTCCGTTCACGATAAAGTAGCCCCCGTAGTCGTACCGACACTCCTGCGAGTTGACCTTGAAGTAAGCGTTCTCCAAGATGCAGTAGTTGGAGCCTACCATGATCGGTATCTTGCCGATGTTCACGTTCTTCATCACCTTGCGACACTCGTTCAAACGCAAGGCGTCGTCGTACCACTTGTGGTAGATGGTCATGTTCACGAACAAGTTGGAGGAGTAGCTGAAGTTGCGCTGCCGCGCGTCGTTCGGAGTCATGATGCGCGTGCTCCCGTCCTTCTCGTTCACGAACGGACGTATCATACGAGGGTTCGTGAAGGTGATTCGAATCGTGTACTTAAAATCCTCGATCTCGGGCAAATACTTGTGATGGATCAACAGATCGTTGAATCCCTCGATGATTTGCTCGATCTTGTTGAGCACGAAGTCGTTGAAAGAGTCGATTTGATGCTTGATGACACATTTCTTGTGAGACTGGTGATAGAAGGCTTCGATGACGTCCCAAGTGTACTTTTCGAACTCGTGATCCGTGAATTCCGGCACGTTTTCGAGCGGTGCCGATGGGTCCGCCGAAACTACCATTACGAATCACTGCGCCGTCGTCGCCGTCGAGCTTGTCCCTTGTTTTTTGTCGGTAATAGGGAATATATACACACGTCTCGAAGTAGGTGACTAAATGAATCAATTTTTTAAACCATGTTCCGATGCCCACTGATACTCTAGTTCTACACCGTTCGTCGTGTTTCTGTAGCTTACGATGTTCAAGTCGTGCGAGTGGACTTTGTTATGACACGATCGACACAAACGAACCAAGTTGAATCCGGAGTTCTTGTGGAACTCCTCGATTCGGTGGTTCTCGTTCGCGTGTCGTTGCTCCTGGATGTGATGGATCTCTTGCGACAGGGTCCCTTTGCACACCTGACACACGCCGTTCATGTAGACCTTCGAGTTGTAGCGCGACGCGCGGGGATCTACGTGCTCTCCGTCCAAGCGTCTGCGTATGCGATTCGCGGTGCTGATGAAATGCGCCGGCAAATCCAACGATTTGCACACTTCGAGACCGTACATCGCGTGCCCCGCGCCCTCGCGAAGAGTACGATCGTAAAGTATACTACCGGTGGTTTCGTCGAAAGTGACCGACAGATGCGCCACTCGGATGCGTGATTCGTTCGCGATCTCGGGGATGGTGTGCAACTCGTGCAGATGCGTGGCCATCACGAATTTGCTCCTCGATCGTATCATCATGTCGATACCGGCCCCCACCAGTGCGATCGCGGATTGCGTTTCGGTACCGGAGCACAGTTCGTCACCGAGCACCAGGGTGTAAGCGTCGCCGTACCTCAGAATGGTTCGCAATTCGCTCATTTCGCGAACGAAGGTCGACTGCCCTTTGTACAGATTGTCCGTGTTCAGTATACGCGTGTATATCGAGCGAAACGGCGCCCACTCCATCGACTCCGCGGGCACGAACATCCCCGCCTGCGCCATTACGATCGCGATCCCGACCGACTTCATCAAGCTGCTTTTCCCCGAAGCGTTCACTCCGTACAGAATGATCCCTTGCGAACCGTCTTCCCCGAGGTAGACGTCGTTGGACACGTATCTAACGTCGGATTGAAATCGCTCGATGATCGGATGTCTCAATTTGGTTGCTTGAAACATCGCGTGATCGGCGTGCGGTACTATCGTGGGGCGAGTCAAGCCGAAGGTGTGCGCGTTGTGCGCGTTCGCGATGTCGGTATCGAAGGTCGCCAATTGCTCGGCGAACTGATTGAGGATTTCGGTGTACGTCGTCTTGAGATCAACGACAAAATCGACGAATAATTTACGAGCAAACGACGCGTGCGCGGCTCGTAGTTCGAGGTACTCTTGGTTCGCCTCGGTGAGCTCTTCGTTCGTCACGGACAACAGGGTTTTGTTGCCGGTCTTTTGCGCTTTGTTGAACTTGGGATACAGCTTGGATCGCAGCTTCGCGTGATGGCTCTCCTTGAACACGAGACTGAAACCCTCCTTCTCGCTGACGTTCAACGTCAGCCAATCGTTGTCCGTTTCGCGAGCGAACATATCTCGAATTTCGATCAAACGCGCTTTCATCTCGTCCGCTTTCGGATGCACGCCGGTTACGAACACGTCCTCCAACGAGTCTCTCAGACTGGAGATGTTTTCGCATTTGGGGATGTCGAACACCGCGCGAATCAACTCCAAGCATTTTTGAATATCTTCGTCTATGACTTCGTACATGGTGCGCAAGACCTCCACACCCGCTTGGACGGACGTCGCGATCATGAAGATGTCGTGCGGAGTGATGTTGTGTTTGTGGATGAGACGTTGCAGATCTTTGACTCGTCGAAGATCGTTGCGCACCTCACCTATTTGGTTGGAGGACAGCTCTACGTACCTGGACACGCGATCGTGCGCCTTGGTGATCGACTCGCGTTCGATCATCGGAGCCAACATTTGTTTGCGAAAATGCCGCTTGCCCATGTTGGTCACGCACGTGTTGAGCATGGCGCACAAACCGTGCTTGGAGTCTTTCGCGGTGCGACTCGGGTGGCTGTCCAACAGATCGAGCTGCTCCGCGCTGTCGTTCGACAGAATCAGCGTGGTCAACAGCTCCCGAGATTTGTTGAGCGGACGATCGATGCGAAACATGCGACTCATGTTTTGCTCCCACACGAACTGAATCAGGTAGCAAAAGCTGAAGCGAGCTTGCGTCATCATCTCGATGTCGATGTACTCCAAGGGACTCAGCATGCCCGTGTTCGTGTAGACCTTTCGAAGCAACTCGTTTTGATAGTTAGGGCTGCGATGCTCCTTCACAAATCGCGAGGTGTGATCCACCACATGCACGTTCGCGTGCACCTCTCTCCATCGTACGTCGCCTTCGTAGATGACCAAAATCTCACGAGGTTGAAAACGAATGACACGGTTGCATACGTAAGCGTCCATCTCTTCGATCGCCATCGCGTCCTCCTCGAACTCGCAATTGCCGGTGGTCAAATCGAGGGTGCTGCAACCGATCGCGACTTTCGTCTCGGAGGAGTCGATGTACAACACCATCAGGTTGTTCTCCTCGTAGGAAAACAAGGTGTCTTCGTCGTACGTTCCGGGACTCATCACTCGCTTGACTTGTCGTTCGCGCAGACCATTGTCCGCGAGCGTTTCGAGCTGCTCGATCTCGATCGCGGTGTATCCGTAGTCTCGCACCAGTATCTTGAAGAAGCGCTCCATGTTTCGCATGTTGAAACCGGCCATGTACGGATTCGACTTCGAAATCGGCTTGTTTTTGTTCTTCGAGGTGAGCACGATCTGCAAGTTCTCGCATATCTCGCACAACATCTCGTGAGAGTTCCATCCCGCCTCCATCTCCGGCAGAGCGTACATCTCCATAAAATCTCCGATTTGCATGAGAACGACCGTGCGATCTCCGTATCGCTCTCGATACTGCAACGAGACCTTGAAGTACTCGTCGTAGGTGGTGGTCCGCATAGTGCACACTCGATGGTGGTGTGGTCGTATGCTTCGACAAAAAAAAAGCGGCCTCGTATGTAAGCATATGATTAACGCTTGTATTCTTTAAACCGATTTAAGGCTCACAGCCGCACTGCACGCTAGGGAGCTCCTCCGTTTATGGAGACCGTACGCGAGATGTTCGAGCTCGTCGATCGCATTCCGAACGAGAGAACCAGAACGCAACTACGCCTGCAGTTCCACGACGAACTCTACGGTTTGGTGAACAAACTGGAGAGTCTGTACTACACCTACTATCTTCAACATCGTCCGGTGGACGCTCTCGAAACGCGACGAGAAGAGGAGCTCGCGCATTTCGGAAAATGTATGCGCGCGTTGATGCCAATGATGATTATGATGAACACGGAGTTGGCTCCACCGAATATAAAATCTGATTTATAAACATTCAGAAAGTGCGAATCGTTGTCTTTCGCCATGGACGAGTTATCCGAAGAAACCCGCGCCAAACTCATTCGATGGAGAGACCTGTTCAAGGAACTACGACGTCTCAAAGCTTCGATCGAAATACAGAAGGAGCTTGTGGCGAACAGCCGATTTCTCTTCGAACAACTTCGTAGTAAATAAGGATACACGATTCAAAAAATTTGACATATGTCGAATCTTGAGACACACAAATTTACTCACGATGTTGAAACCGGTCTACATCACTCATTTACCGGATTTTGACGACATAGTGATCGATCGCAAAAACGTCAATTCCATACGAGTCATGGGCATCGAGATCGACGACATCGAGAGCCTGGTGTCGTTGTTCGATTTGCGACTGATCAATTCGGAACTGCGCGTGTGTGGAAATGTTTTAGAGAATCCGGGATTGCACGTCGAATTCACGAGGAATCGCACGATGATCAAGTTTCGCCACGACGACTATCCGCAGTGGATATGTTTGATTCGATCGTCCAAAAAAATACAATCGGTCACTTTTCACTGAGCACGTGCAAATAGCGCAAGAAGAATCGTTCGTAGTAGTACATGGGTTTCGAACAATGGAGTAAATCGTGCTCCATTTCGGCAAGATACGAGATCATCGCGTTCAACACTTTGCCGTCTTTTTTATGACGTTCGTACACCGATTTCCACAACGACTTACATATTTGAACATGTTGGAGGTTGTAGCTAAACAGCTTGTACACGGTCTCTCGCACCGCTACGACGATATTGGAGAGGTTCTGCATGCGACGTATTTTTTGAAACAGCGCGGTGAACATTTTCTCGATCGGATCGTTGCAGAGTTCGACGGCGGAGATCGAGGGGAAGCGCAACGCGCGTAGACACATGGCGATGTCGTGGTCACATTGCTTCGGGATGTCTTGGACCGCGTCGTGGTCCGCGTCTTCGGCGTATTTCAAAAACACGCGCTCGCACTCTTGTTCGTTCAAGCACGGTATACGAAACGTCATGAAGCGATTGCGTAAATGCTCGGATATGCCGTTCGGGTAGTTGGTGGAGGTCACAAAAATCGTATCCGAGGCTTGCTCTAGCAACTTGCCGATCGCGCGCTGATTCACGAAGGTAGTCGTTTCGAGATGGTCCATTACGACGATCTGCTTGTAGTTCAGGACGTGACGATTCTTGATCACGCGCTTGATGTACTCGATGCAGTCGTTGAAGGTGCAGACTCGCATGTTGATGCGAACGAAACGATCGTGGCGAAGAATCCCTTGGACGTCGCTGGTTCGATAATTCCATATGGGATGTTTTTCGTCACATACCAAACGTTGCAACAGCACCGTGAGCGCGCATTCTCGCAGGAACGGATCGCGAGTCACGAACATTACGTGCGCGTCGAGGACGCTTGGGATCGGTAGGGCGAGATAGCGATCCGCTTGCTGAATGAACTTGTTTAAATGATAGTCGACATCCATGTCGTAGTTTGAACTATGCTACGCGAAGAGGCACTCACCGTCCTCGGTCTTTCGAAGGGACACACCGAGGCGCAACTGCGAACGGCGTACAAAGCCGCCTGTCTCGCGCATCACCCGGACAAACACGGGGGAGACAAGGACGCCTTTCTGCGCGTTCGCGAGGCGTACACCACCCTCAACAACACCCCGTTTACTCACGAACACGAAGAGTCCTTAATCAAATTTTTTTTCGTTTGGATCGCGTGGGTTTTGAAGACTCGGCAAACAATATCCAAGAATCCTTGCTTGGAGATCGACATCGACGTAACGTTTCAAGAGGTGTACAACGGTTGCGTGAAAAAGATCGTCTATCGCCGTTTGAAGTTCGACGGAAACTATTATACCGAAACCTTGTATCTGGAGCTCACCAACTTTCGGTCCACTTACGTCTTGCCTAACAAAGGGGACCTGGACGGAGACGTCAAGCTGCGTTTGTGTTTGCAGAACGACTCCGACTTTCGCATGGACGACCTTATCTCGCCGTACGACCTGTACGTCACTACGAAGATTTCGGTGTACGAGTACTACTACGGAGTGTGCTACTCCGAAACCGTGCTCCCGGACGGGCGGCGCGTGTCGGAAGGGTTCGTACCTTGTCGCGAGGGATCCGTTCGTGTGCTGCCCGCGCACGGGCTGCCTTACGAAGCAGACGGTGTCCAAACGCGCGGTGATCTGTTCGTAATGTACGAGGTGGACATGCATCGTCGTACGTTCGATGTTCGAACGCGCGTGCAGGATGCTCGTACGTTCGATGTTCGAACGCGCGTGCAGGATGCTCGTACGTTCGGAGAGGATGCTCGAACGCGCCTGCACGCGTTGTTCCACGGCTCGATCGAATCGGAAACCAACGAGGAGGGAGATCTCCCTACGGAGAGTTTTTTATCTCCATAGACGAAACGCACACCAAGAATGCTTTGCCTGCAAAAAATTACTTAAGGATTAATTTCACACGGAACAGAAAACAACGAGGATGTCGAAGTCCACTAACGCTACGTCTGCTAAAAAGAAGGCTACCAAGGCCAAGCCCGAAGTGGAGGCGCCTCCTTCCGAGACTCCGAATGAGACGGTGATGGCGAACGAGCCCGTCGTGGAGAGCCCTCCTTCCGAGTCCGCTTCGACCGAGGAGATGACGAAGATGGAGAAGAAGGGGCTCCCACCAGACTCGCCCGCGGCGAACTTCGCCACCAAGCTTGCCAACTACAACGAGCGTTGCGCCGTGGCGGCGAAGGAGATGAAGAATCTCGTCAGCGAGGGTCGCACTCTCGAGAAGGAGTTCAACAGCATCATGAAGGCCATGAGCCGCAAGACCAAGTTCGTGAAGTCGAACGAGGATCGCCCGCTCAGCGGCTTCGCGATGCCTTCTCTGCTGAGCGACGAGCTCTACGAGTTCCTGAGTCTGCAGAAGGGCACCAAGGTGCCTCGTAAGGACGTGACCCGTATGATTAACGAGTACATCAAGACGAACTCTCTGCGCGACGAGGCCGATCGTCGTAAGATCAGGCCGAACAAGGAGCTTCACAAGATTTTCAACAGCACGGACGGCGACGACATCACCTACTTCAACCTGCAGACCTACATGAAGCATCATTTCGTGAAGGACACTTCAGCCAACACGGTGGCGGTGGCGTAAACGCTTCGCCCTTCCTTTGATTTCGTGAACGCCTTTATTTCATGTATTTCATTTTTTATGATCACGCGCAAAAACATGACGGGCGCGTGGCCTCGACTTTTCGAAGGATTGCTTATGGAGATAATGTTATCATTATTTAAGGTTGTGGTAGTTCTGTGTTTCTATGTTCGAAGGAATGCCCAAAAACAACTCGTTTTATGGAAATTCGCGAAACAAAGCTTCGAATGAGGACTTCATCGGAAGCGGAAGGAGCTCCTTCGATCGACTCTCGGCGACAGGCGGGATTCAATCGGAGTCCGACGGCATGGATACGGACAGCGAGGTCGCCTTCGGGACGGACATCGCTCGACTCCTACGCATGGCGTTGAGCGGAACCTCCTACGACATCGCGAGGCTGGTGTATCACATGTACGAGGACAAGTATCGTGTCGCTCGTCTCAAGAACAAGTCATGGTACATGCACGACGGGCTCAAGTGGAAACCCACCGAGATCGGTCCGTACTACGAGCTGTCCACCACCGTGCTGCGTATGTTCGAACAATACAAGGACATTCAGATCGCGAAAGACTCGAAGGACAGCATCATCGAGCGCATCGACAACGTTATGCTCAAACTGAAAAACGTGAACAGCAAAGAGAACATTTGCAAGGAGTGCGTGTACCTTTTCTACGACTCCGAATTCTTGGAAAAGTTGGACATGTGCCCCAACATCATCTGTTTCAACAACGGTGTCTTGGACATCGGAACCAACGACTTTCGCGCGGGAGTGCCCGACGACATGGTCTCGCTCAACATCGACCTGGACTTCGTGGTTCCGAAGTCCGGTAAGGAGAACCTGGAGATCACCAAGCTGATCGAAGCGTTTCAAGACTTTCGTACCACCACCATCAACAAACGAAAAAATCGATACGTGTTCTTGACGAGGGCTTGAACCGGTAAAAAAAAAATTGACGCTCTCTATTTAAGAAGGAAACTCAATAGCAATCACAACAACATCCTTCGATAACCACAACATATCCATCATGTCTTCTCCCGAGAACATCATCCTTGCCAACGAGTTCGATGTCAAGAACATCGAATACGGAGAGGTGAAGAAGCTCGACAACGGCGGGAAGATGATTTCGGTCAGTTACAACAAGCGCCCTCTCGTGTTGCAAACCTGCGAGTGCATCGCCCCGTACGGTCTCAACGTGTACGAGGGGAAGGACGGAGAGTCGGACACGTACTCGCTCGATCTGTCCTTCCGAAACATGGACACGCGTCCAGTGCTGAAGGAAGTCTACGACATGATGAGCACCATCGACAACTTGAACATCAAGACCTGCTTCGAGAACAGCGTGAAGTGGCTCGGAAAGAAGGCGTCTTCGGAGGAAGTGGTAGACGCGCTCTACACGAAGATCGTCAAGTACTCCAAGGACAAGGATACCGGCGAGCCTACGGACAAGTATCCTCCGACTTTCAAAATCAAGCTTCCGTACAACGGCAGTCCTCCTGCGTTCAAATGCACCATGTTCAATTCCGATCACGAGTTGTTGGACATCAAGGAGACTCCGCTGAAGGGAGCGCGCGTGAAAGCGCTCATCCAATGCACCGGTATTTGGCTCGCCGGAGGCAAGTTCGGCATGACTTGGCGGATGGTCCAAATGTTGGTGATTCCCAAGGCCGGCTTCGAAGGGTGCTGCTTCCGCTCGGTCGCGAACCACGACATTACGGGCGAACAAGACGACGACGACATCGTGGTCGCGCCCAAAACCGCCAAGAAACCTTCTCCTCCCGCCGACGACGAAGAGGAGGAAGAGGAGGAGGAGGAGGAAGAGGAGGAGGAGGAGGAGGAAGACGAGGAGCCTGTGATTATGGCTCCGAGGAAGCGCGCGGTCTCTACCAAAAAGAAGCCGTGAATGCGCACACTATTTTACCAAAGCTCTTGCTATATATAAACCTATGTATTAAAAAATGGAACGATTAAATATAGATATCAACGAATTAGCGAAGTACATCTTCGTGACCAATCAGACTGAGCGCAACGAGATATTCTTGGACGTTAAATCGTTGAAAACCAACAAAGAGCTTTTTTTCTTTTTTTTCGAATTGTTTTGCAAGGGTCTTGTCTTACTTTTCGGAGAAGGTTCGAAGTTGTGTTTGGACACACTCGCAATGGAACAGCTCGACAAAGTCCGCGGCTTAATGCGGTTCGCGCACATCAAACTGAACGTGGTCGTGTACGACGAAGACACCGCGAAGATGATCGACGAGATCGAAGTCGCGGACGAGCGAAAGATAGTGAACGACTCGATGCAGAAACTGCGCGCGTCCAAATCGGATCTCCCGATTAGCGAATACGTGTTCAATCTGTTCATCAACAAAGTGTTGTACATAATCAGCTTCGATGTGGTTTAAGGCGGCGGTTGTGTGGATCGAGTGGTCGATTTGGAGATATCCCGAGTCGTGCGATAGGTACGCAAGCACACGTGATGGTATCGTTTGAACGAGCATTCTCGCAAAGCTTGCTTCGTGTCCGCAGGGTTCTTCGTTTCGAATGGTATCATACGCATGATACGATTGGTGTTCGAGTGAGAGCGTGCGAACTCTCGAATCAGCGCGCGATCGATGTTGTTGTGTAGAATCTCTACGACGTCGAACACGCCTCGCTTCGTCCAATCGCGTAGCACGCATCTCGCTAAGTTCAAGTCTTCGGAGTTTCTCACGAGGAGAACATGACCCTCGCCACGATAAAATTTCGTGGATGCCGTGTTTTGAGGTGTGGGAACTGCGTGGATCTCGCGCGTACTTTGTGTCGGTATTTCCTCGCTACGGAGAGTCGAAAGGGGGGTCTCCTCGGCGCGGAGAGTCGAAAGGGGTGTCTCCTCGCTACGGAGAGTCGAAAGGGGGGTCT